GTATTTACAACTTGGACCAAACAAAGGAGGTAGTTATGGGTTTAGATTGTTATATTGTAAAAGGTAATCGTGACGAGGAGTTCAAAGATGAACGTCTCGAAAATTGTACTTTAACAGGTGGTATGGCTAGTGGTCATGGTAATGGCTCATTTAGAGGTAAATGTTATGAATCATTTGTAGCTTCTTTAGTCGGAGAACAAGAAGGTTTCTGGCACATTAACGAAGATGATTGTATACCGTCTGATGAACTAGAACGGTATGCCAATGCTCTAGATGAATATATAGAACAAAATCTATTAGGACTTCCTGACGATGAAAGATTTGAATGGGAAAGTACCTACAATGGATATTCAACTGGTGGACCTATCTACGACTATAGAGTTAAGGAGATAAAAGACTTAGCCCTTATGTTTAGAGTCGCTGCAGAACATAAATGCGTTATGGAAGCTTGGTGGTAGTGCTTTACTTTGCTTACTTTCGTAGGTAAAATGGTTTTATATAAAGGTAGCTTATTTTGAGCTACCTGCCACTAGAAAGGAGAATATATGGCGATATTAAATTATGTAGGTTCATTGAGATATGACACTAAAGGTAAGAAACGAAAAACTAAAAGTCTTAGACAAGCTAGAAAGACGAAGACCAGTGCTTCGACTAACCAAGCTGTTCAGCAAGTATACAAAAAGTATGAGCAGCAAGAAAAAGCTAAACAAGATTTTTTCGATAGAATGCGTAACGCAGTGGGCGATACTACAAGAAAAGAAGACGATAGGTATAAACGAGATATCAGTTCAGATTACTCGATTGGTGTTGCTTATAATAAAGGAGCATACCAAGTTATACCACGTTCCGAGATTAAAGACATAGGTCGAAAATAGGAGGTACTATGGCACTAAATTGGGATTTAAATAAAGTAAAAGATTGTAACGAAACTTGTTACTTAAAGATAGGTAAAGAGGGGGAACAAAATTATCAGTTATCCCCAACAACTAATAATCTAATATGGCTTACGATGACCGTAGGTATCAATAAAATTACCGAAAGTAATTGGAAAGATTTTTATGTAAGAGTTATTCACGCTCAAAGAGCTAGAGGTAACGAGATGTATGGCATAACTGCACAAGATGTCTATAACCATATTGGACTATGTACAAATGCTCAAACTAAAACTAAAAGACAGTATTTAGATAATATCTTTAATGTACTAGAACTTAATACGAAGAAGCATGAAATATCTGAGGTAAAACATACCTAATGAATTCGAAAAAAGCGAAGTTATTAAGAAAAAGTTTAAGGGTTGGAGGAGTAGAACCTACTGAGAGAGAGTATATTCAGAAAAAAGTAGGAGAGGAGCTTCAACCCACGATTTATTTAAAACAAGGTTGTGGTAGATTTTTGTATAAAAGAACCAAAACTATGTTTAAAAATGGTGGTGTCAGGTAGTGCTTTACTTTCCTAATATTCGCCTTTACTATATAAATATGTATTTAAAAACAAAACACGACTATTTCAGACAGGCTTTTTGTTTTTTGTTTTGTGCCTGTCAACGAGGGGAGGTTGGTGGTTAAACAACCTTCCCTCACCAATACTAGAAAGGAGAAAGTATGGAAGATAAAAATGTAGAAATGATAGGTAAACTCTTAGACGTTTGTGAAAAACTAAAAGAGACCCTTGAAAGTCAATCTTCTGTCATCTTTAAACTACATAAACAAGTGGAGATGCAAGATGACCGAATTAAAAGCCTCGAGCTTACATTAGACGATAATCCTGATAAATATCAGAGCTTATCTAAAGATAACGAAGATTACTTCGCACAACCTAAAGAGAGCTGATATGTTGATATTCGATAATTTATCAGATATAAATGCTATTTACGGCATTTTATCGAAAGTAGGTGAGGAGTGTAATTACTATTGGCGAAATAGTGATGAGGTTGACCATGAGAAATCTGAATTCACTGCTCTTAAAGAGTTGGAAGAATATTTAATTGCACATCGCTTTATAGATAGTGGCTATGATTTAGTTAAACTGACTTATCATCTCAAAGACCTATATCCAACAACACCCGTTGCTGAAGAAAACAATAGGCAATACCATGAAGTTTTAAATAGACTTGATGAAAGTACCCAAAGAAGTCTTCTATGGGATATTCATAAAATGGAAAAAGATATTGGTGAGAAATTAGATAAGTCCACTAAATTCAACATGGCTTTAAATAAACTTCTAGAGGAGCGTGATTATGAAGATTAACGAGAAGTTATATTTTAAAAGACGAGCGGCATTAAAAAGTGCCGCGACTCGTGCGAAGGGGTTAGATTTCCGATTAATATTTGTTCGGAAACTAACAGAATTAGATAGTTTATATAAAAAACAACAAAGGCAAAAAAATGTACAAACTAAATAAAGAGAAAAAATGTATCAAGATAGGCATAGCAATTTATGATGAGCAAGGAGATAAATTTCTAACTCAACATAGCCACTTAGCCCTATCAGATAAAACGATAAACAAAATATTTAAGGAGATTCAAGATGGCAAGAAAGTCTAAACAATTCAATGAGTTACGAGCGTTACGACAAACTACTCGTAAGAAAACTTCGATAGGTAAACGAAACCTAGCGACTAGTACGATGAATAAACATAAACGTAGGAGATTAGGAATATGATTGAAGATTTAGATACTAGAGCAAGAAATATATATTATAAATGGAGTGGACTTTGTTTTGATTCTGTTTTTAAAAGTGAACGAAAGGGTAGAGAATTAGTAATAGAATATGAAAATAAACTACAAGAAACTTATGGCATAGATTGTGCTAAATGGTCGTCTATTGAACCTTTAACAGACGATTACGAAAATTTAATAAAAGAAATAGGCACAGCATTAGAAAATGTATGAAAGCTTTCTACTTATCTTTATACTGCTTTACTTTCTTTACTTTCCTAAGTAAAATGGTTTTATATTTAATAATTAAAGGAGAATTATCAGATGACAAAACAATACAGTAACTTTGCGATTTGGCTAACTCACCCGAGCGGTAGAAAACAGTGTGTTTGGGAGAAACTAGTCGAAGGCGATACTTTACTAGATAAAGATATGGATAGATGTGTCGAACAATTTACAGACGCAGGTCATAAAGTTGTAGGCAAAAGAACGATACTTGGTTCTAAGGGTTTATATCATAATTTAGATGATAGACTCGGTAAGCAGAAAAAAGTTCCAATGGGAGATATTTATGACGATTGATAAATATATTGATTTAGTTTCTGAAGATTTATATATACTTTATATACGATTTAACGAAGAAGTTAATGACGAAACTAAACGTATGGCAAAATTTGTTACTCTAGAACAAGCAGAAGAAATTATTAAAAAATATACAGAGCTGTTCGAATTAATTATGGATTCACCTCAGCAAAACGATATACAAGAGAATGGTGCAGATATATGGACTGAGGACGAGATACTACTAGGTTTTGAAAGTGGTACGATTTACGCTCGACCTGTATTTGACCCTGATAGACCTACATTATTTTATAAAGGTGAAGACCAGCATACCGATACTGTCTGGACACCTGTGGATTGGGACGAGTAATGGAACTTATAGTTTGGAAAAAAGGAGTACAAGATATTTGGTATCTTTGTGATAAATGTAAAAAACGAGTTACAGAAGACGAAGGTCTATGGGTAGTTAGGGATGGAGCGTTTTGTAAACAATGTGCAGGAATTAAAAGGAGGAGAGCTAATGGCTAATATAAAATGTGACGAATGTGGTAAACCCGCAATGGTGAAAGAAGAAGGACTATTTCTTTGTGGACTGTGTTCTGCTATCATAAATAGGAATACTGCGAGTTTATTGAATAATGAGTGTACCAATGAGATATAAGTACAAAGACGATATCGAGTATGGTTATGATAGAACAGGAGCTTTAGTGCAAATGCAAATTATTACTAACGATGACGATAGAAGAAAAAGACAAATATATCTTCTTAAAGAGGGAACATTAGATTTGAGCAATAACTAATAGATTTACGAGACGGGTGCATATCCTTTCAAAAAAGCGATAATTCTCCCACTTTGTACCCGTCTCACCAAAAACAAACTATCATGAACTTCATACTCGATTACCTTAGATTAGAAGATAAAAGACCCGAAAAAATTCGATTACCGTACGAATGTGAGTGGTGCGGTGACGGTTATGGCGGACGAAAAAGAAAATATTGTTCAGCCGATTGTAGGCAAGAAGAACATCTTTATTTATTAAAAGAACGTAGTCGCCAAAAAGCTATAAAACGACAAGAAAAAAGATTAGCTCTAGAAAAAGAAAGACGTGATAAACGAATAGCGGCTCTAGATAAAGAAATGGAACGTCTACTCGCTAACGAATTTTATTGTCTACATTGTGATAAAAAACTAGAAGGTTCTAAAAGAAAGTTTTGTGATAGCAAATGCTGTAGTGAATATAGACGAGAATCATATAAGGCAAAAACTTCTAAAACTGATATTACTCGAGAGGATGGAGGCAAAGTACACTATATCGACCCGAAAGAATATGGTCAGTGTACTCTAGGAGTTATAGAGCCAAGTAATCCATTTGTAGTCTACGATTTAAATGACGGTATGCCTCAAGAAGATATATACGCATTGAAAACCTCGATGAGTAAAGGTATGGAAGACGCTAGAAAGATAGAGGCTAGGAAACTACGAAAATCCCTTGTAAAATCGTAGTATCGTATACTCGCGGTTTCTAGTACTGCTTTACTTTCGCTTTGTTCGTACTTATACTTTAATAATAATAATAAATATACGGAGAATTATTATGATAGAAACAAAAATAGATTTAACCAATTATAAGGTTATAGACGGGGTCGAATGTGTTGGAACGTTCGATAGAAATGAAACAGTGAGTATCGGATATCAAGACGAGATAGGAGACGGAATGGAAGATTTCTTCCATATATCTGACGACGAGGTGACTTGTTGGCAGTCATTGATAGACCACATAAGGGAGACTTTACCTTGTGGATTTACTTTAGATACAATCGAGGTGGGCTGATGGCGACTAAAATATATAAGAAAGATATGATTCATCCTGATGTGTTCGACTCAGAGAATGACCCCGAAAAACTAAGAGTAGAAAGTGTGATTAATAGTATTACGAGTCACTTGACAGACGCGGATATGATAGATTACCACTTCAGCGAGTATAACGGACATGACGAGGAACACTATGAGGAGCTGATGTCTGATTTACCGAAAGACGCGAAATGGCACACTATCTACGATAGTTGTTATTTTCCTGTCTTTGACGGTGATTCGTATAGTATTATCGAAGTGGCTTATTCTACTAATCGAGATTTCTATTACTTAGCTTTGTCTATGGGTGGTTCTTTGGGTAGTAGTGCTCTTACTGAGTATTTCAAAATTCCTATAAATGGTAAGTGGGCTTTTTCGGCTTAATCTAACAATAATGGCTAGTGTAGATAAAAAGATTGGTCGATTAAAGGCGAAAACTTGGGGGCGTACGACGGGTGGATATAGTCCGAAGTACGCGAAACTAACAAAACGTAGAGGCTCTAAAGGGTCTCGGAGGGTAGCAAAACAAGAATTAAAGATTTAAAACAGGGACTGCATTTTAGGCATACTCTACAAAACAGAGAGCATTTGACTCTACAGGCTAAGAAGCCAAGATAATAAATAGAGCACCTAAGACCAGTACCAACATTCGAAGCCTCGATTAGTCCCCCCCTAGTCGGGGTTTCTTTTTATGCGGTAATCGCCTCGCGGCTCGGGGGCTCGGTTACTTTCGCCCTAGTCCCCTTTATAATAATAGGTAAGGTTTAGGAATTAACTTAGACCCGTAAACGAAAAATGGAGAATTATCGTGAACGAAACAAAAAAACATAGACTAGATAAAGTCTTAAAACAACACATCGAGGGTTATAAAAAACTATTAGATGGAGCTGGACCGCCCGAGTTTATTAGAATACACGGACTACCAATGTACGATTGGAGTAATAGTATTTCTGTAGACGAGAATTGGTACGCAGCGACTGTAAAACCTACAGGAGAAGGAAATCTTTCGATTACCCCTAAGTATTACTTAGAGTTCAAAGAGCTATGGGGAAACATAGAGTACGAACGAGACTTTAAGGGATTTGACAAAGATACATTTTGTGTAGTTGATTTTATGGAAGGAGAGACTATAAGCAGTTTCCTATTTAGTATGAGAAAAGAGTCATTCGAAAGATTTAGTTATGGAAAGCTAAAGAAAATGTTTGAACAATACATCGAGGAGAATGATATGGACCCTACTGGATATAACGAGTTTTTAGAAAGTAAAGACGGTGTGATACATTTAGTTATATCAGTATGGGACCAAGACTCGAGAGGAGAGATACGAGGTGTGCAGTACGATACAAATAACGATTCAGGACAAGATTGGGCTGTGAGTATGGCATTCAACGAACTAACGGAAAGAGTTGATTTAGCGGATATAGCCGACTATATTATAAAAGCGGATTAACTAGATTATCTACTAAATACCCTCGTTCCGCTGTCCGTGGTTCGGGGGTATTATATTTATCGTATTAGTGTTTTTAAAAATAAAATTTTTTACTCGAAGAAATGTTAAAAACTACTAATATCTCTAATATACTAATAGAATGGTTCTGTGATGCAGTGTTTTATTGTATTTGTGAATCTATCAAAACTAATAGAATTTCTATTAGTTATTAGAAACTATGGTAAGATTTACCAGAGGGCATGAGAATTTGTTTTTATTTGATAATAAAATCTAATAGAATAATAACACTATTGGAGCGAGGTACTATATGAAACAACTGACTTATACACCGTTATCACCTACAGAAGACGGTAAAAGTTTTACTGACGAAAAGGGTAAGATTTGGCAACCATTAAATTCTAAACAAAAGAAATTTTGTAAAGAGTATTTCAAAGGACAAACAGCAACTGAAGCCGCGATAAAAGCTGGATATACAAAGGATAGAAAGGGGGCTAAGACTCAAGGCAGTGTACTACTCAATCATAACCCACTCGTAAAGAATTATCTCATTGACTTGGAAATCGCAGCTGCGGAACGTGACCAGATTTCCTTAGAGAATCACCTCGGGACTCTTCACGACCTCAGGGAAGAAGCCAAGGACCAAGGACAGATATCCGCTGCCATCACCGCAGAGGTACATCGAGGGAAAGCAGGTGGACTCTACATCGATAGACGCGAGGTACTGACCGCGAAGATTGATTTGATGTCTAAAGATGATATTCTTACTCGACTCGAACAATTAATAGAGAAACGTACAGGCGGTCGAATCATCGAAAATGAATCTTAGTCTACTCTATCGCTCTATCGCTCTATCTATCCGTCGGTCCGTCAATTCATTTACACTAACA